TGTCGAACGTAACTGTTCCAGAAGTAGTGTTAGCCATTTAAACTCCTTAGCCGGTATATCCGATAGTAACAGATGTCGTATTTGTTAAATCTAGAAATACACCAGTTTCACATCTTATACCACTTCCAGGTACATAGATATCTATTCCTTCAGTTCCACAGTTGCCTTCGAACACTAAAGTTCCAGATGCACTTGTACCATCGTAGAGTTTAATATTACTGTTAGCCACTCCTTCTACTTGAATGTATGTGACTCTAGCTGGTCCTAACGCAGCTCCTGATGTTCCATCAAAATCAGTTACAGTTCCAAATCTACCATCTGAAGTTCTACAAGAAAACTTTTGATCTGATAATGCCATATTTTATCTCCTATTAACAGTGTGGAGCCGAAGCTCCACACTAATTATTTATTAACTTACTGCTGCACTAAATGGTGTAGCTAAGTTTCCTGTTCCTCCTGTAAATACTTCAACTGCATAT